TCTTGGTGCTATTCCCTTTCTAACAGTCCACTTGTCAAATGCCTTAGCTGGTGGCATCTTGTTTGTGTATTTATATGGTGTGTTATATTTCTTTTCTGTACCACTAACCCCTCTGTCTTGAAATTTACCATAATCGGCCATATCAAAGCCTAAGGACATTGTTGAGCCACTTTGACTTATCTCATAACCTAAACTATTATATAGTTCCTTAGAAACATTTTTTTTGCCCTTAGATAGATTGCTTCTTGATTGTTGTATAACATACTTAGCAAACTTATTTAACTCATCTCTTAAATACTGTTCTGCTAACATATATCAATATCGTTATGTATTACAATATCCATAGTAGCAGCAAACCCAGCAAGTCTATTGTCAAACCTTTCATAAAAAGGCTCTAAGGTTGCATCTCCTTCTAATTGAAATTTATCACTATATAGCGTACCTCTGCGTAATACCATTACGAGTTTATTCAATACAGCTAATTGTGTATTAAGTACATCTTGCTCGTTATTGTTACCTCTGAATATGTCTGTTGTTTCTTTCTTGCTTTCGTCTACTATATCCATAGCCATAACAGTTATGTTAAACAACAATACTTGTTCTTGTGTGGTAACGTTGTTTATGATAATATGACATAAAGGAAATATACTTTGCTTAGATAAGTCTATGTCAAATATATCTCCTGTTGTTACTGTGTTTACATTAACATCACTTAAGAGCTGTGTCTTAATTGTTTCTGTTAATTGGTAAAATCCTCTTATCCCTGTTTGGCTCATTTAAATTTGTTTTTAATTCTTGCTGCTTCTATATCGTTTTTCTCTTTTGTATATTCTAAATACGTTAAGCATTGATGTACGTTTAGTTTAGTGATATTTTCAAATTTTGTAATATCTCCGTTAGAGATTCCATAGAGTGCGTTAAACCATCCCCATTTGGCTGTGAAAGCAGATGTTGAGCTAAAGCCTTCTCGTTCTTCTTGTCCAAAGAGTTCAACATAACCATCGATAAGTCCTTGCCTAAATTGTAAAAAAAAACAATAGCACCTAATACTGCATCTAAAGGAAATTCTTTTGCTTCTTCGCTTGTATCTGGGTCATAGTCTTTTATCTTGTATCTATGACCTCTCTTGTGTTCTATTGGTCTAAACAATACATTTACTGCTCTATGTAAATTATCATTATCTCCTATGAATGTATCTAAGTCCATATACTCCCCAAAAGACATATCGTCTAACTCTGGTATAAAACCATACTCCACACCATTAAGAGTAAACCTATTTATAAGCTGGTGTTGTGCATCAAACATACGATTTATTATCTCGCATATCTCTGCTATGTCTGTAGCTTTCATATTCCTTACTACTATCTCTGGCACATCACAAAATATCTCTACTATCTTTAGTTGTATCGCAGAATCATTAGTTTGGTCTAACTTGCTTTCTAACTTTGCAAACTCTTGGTATTGTTTAAGAGTAACATCATTTAAAGTTGTCGGTATTCTTAGATTAACTTTCATACTAATATATAAACGTTTTTAAATTATTTTAGTGAACAATATACTTACCTCTATTAGGATTTTGTAATTGATAGCCTACAGCGTATCTAACTGCATCTATCAAGTGATTATACTTGTCTATTGGTGTATTGCTTTTTCTTTCTAACCATCTATAGTTGTTTAGTTCTTTGATGAGGTTTGTACTATCTGGACTCACCACTAAGTCATAGTCTTGTAGTAGGCTTATTCCGTATGTTACACTACCTTGACCTTTTATACTTGGCTTTACGTTACAATGTCTTTTAAGTTCTGTTATTAGTCTTGGCTCTGCACTATCAGCTACTATCAAACCATCTCTTGCGTGTTTCTGATTTAACTCTGCTATTTGTGATGTTGTTAGTCTTGGTAAGTAAAAGCACTCTTTTAGATATATTGTCTTATTGGCTTTGTCTATGTTTACCTCAACTAATGTAGATGGGTCTGCTGCAAATCCGTAATCTTGTCCCCACACACTTACACTACTTCTTTTAAACTCTCCTATAGTCCAGTTGCTAAATATAACACCCTCAGCTTTAGACATCCAAGCACCTAACATTTGTTGTTTGTATTTCTCTGGTCGTCTTGACCTCATCTGGTCTATTTGGTCTATATAGCTTTTAGATAAGTTCTCTAAGTTGTCTAAGTATGTGGTGTGTATATAGGTAGTATTTTCTTTTGTTGTATTGCTTCCTTCTTGTACACCTCTATCCTCAAAGAAGCGTGTATATATAAAGTGTTCTTTAGTAGTTGGGTTTAGTATTAGGATAACTCTGTTTTGCTTACCCTGTTGTCTTACTGATAAGTCTATAGTGTCAAACTTCTGTTCGTCTGTTAGTTCCTCAGCTTCATCTACTACCCAAGTTGTAATACCTTGCAGAGATTTAAGGTTTGCAGTCTGGTCGCCACTTGAAGTCTTAATACCTCTAAAGATTATCTTGCTTCCTGTCTTTTTGTTTAGTATTTCGTCTTTTGTTATGTGGAAGTCGTGTACGCAGTTAAAGAGTTCTAACTTGTCTATGAACTCTGGTATGATTGATATATATGCTGAGGTTAATGTGTAACGAGTAAACAGGATTGTATGTCCTTGCTCGTATGTAAGCATAACTAAGAGGGCATTGATAGTAAAAGACTTTCCACTACCTCTACCCCCACTAACTATAAAGTACCTACTATCTTCACTAAGTATAGGTTTGTATTTATTGTGTATCTCAATCAACGAACTTTATTAAATCTCTAAAATTGATGTTTAAGCCCTCGCTGGAGTTTATGTCTACGCTTTCTTTTGGTTTACCATATCTATAACTTAAATACAGTTGCACAGCTCTCATATCTCCTTTAGCTACTAACTCGCCTAATTTAGATAATGCTTCGTCTTTGTCTATTATTGCATCTAACCTTTCTATTAACTTTTGCTCTTGTGCTTTTGGTTTTCTACCAGCACCTTGTCTTGAGCCTCCTCTATTTTCTACTTTCATATTTTGAAAAACTTTGATTAATCAAACTATTAATATATAAACAGAATTAATTTTTTTTAGAATAATCTTTGTTGTGCTTTATGTTGTTCTATTCTTTTCATAGCTGCTTCATAATACTCTTTATCTAATTCACAAGCTGTAAGGTCATATCCTAAGTTATGACAAGCTATTGCTATTGAGCCACTTCCTAAATGTGTATCTAATATTTTATATCCCTCTTTTGCGTAATTCATTAAAAGCCATTCGTATAAAGCTATTGGTTTTTGTGTTGGGTGTATTCTATTTCTGTTTTTTGCAGCATTGTAATCGTATTTTTTAGCACTTGTTTTAAAACTACTCCAAGCTAACTCGTATTGAGCAAACGATACATCTTGGCTAAAACCTTTATCCCATAACAACCAACAAGGACTTGGGTATAAATAATCTGTCATATAATTACCACCCCATATTATTTGATTTTTACTAACTCTAAACAATTCTTTAAAATAACTTTCACTTGGTATTGATTTATCTTGACCAGCAAATTTATGATAATCGCTTTTTTTGTCGCCCTTACGTCTGCCCATATTTACATTAACATCAATCCCATAAGGTGGGTCTACAATAGCAAGGTCAAAGTAGTTATCCTCATACCTTGCCATTAGTTTCATATTGTCCTCGTTTGTTATTGTCATCCTAATAGTATTTCTTCTATAAGTTCTATCTGCTGGTCAGTAGCTTTTGGTAGCTTCTCCATTACATATAGTTTAGTATCTCCTAATAGGTGTTTATATGTTAGCTCTAAGTTTTTATTGTATTTACAATGTTGCTTATATGTGTTTAAGCTATGTATTATAGAGCAATGTGTTGTATTATATCCGTTCTCTTTATATTCTTTTACTATATCTCTAAATATCTTTTTGTTTTGTTTTCTCATATACTTATTAGCTACACTACGCATTTCTATAACTTCTCTACGTCTTGATTGCTCAAATATATCTATATCGTTTACTTGTAATATTATATCTCTAATTGCTTTTAATTTCATATCTATATCTCTTTATAAGTACTCTTTTTATTTGTTCTGCTATAGTAGTTTGTTTGTGTCGCTTCGTTACAAGCTATAAACTTAACCTTGTCGTTATTAGGTTTTAGCTTATACCATCTACCATTCTTTTTTCTCCACAAGGATTTCATACTATTGCGTTATCTAATTGTTGTATTAAGTGTCTTAACTCGCTTCTCTCAAACTTACCTGTTATTTCTGCATTGTAGGTTTTAAAGGTTAAGTGGTACATATCTTTCTCTGCTTCGTGTTTGTTTTCTATTTTTCCTAAGTATTCTATGTTTAATTTAAATTTCATATCGTTTTATTATATTGGCTCAAGGGTGCTTTACCCTCATTTTCTAATTCTTTTTGTAGGTTAGCTAAGGCTCTCCAACACACCTTTGCTGAGTGGCGTTGCCCATCTTCGTCTATTGTACCAGCCTCTATTAAATGTCTTGCTAATGCGTCTAACTCGTCTGATGACTTAGCTCTATCCCAATGCAGAGGTTTGTCAGGGTGGTGTTGTTCATTACCAGCCCAAGATACTTTAGCTACCTCTCTTATTGCATCTGGAAAATATTTAAGCACTCCGCTATATACAGGCATTTGTTTTCTTATATATGCAGATTCAGTACCGCTAATATAATCAATCTTTTTTCTTTTCATCTTTCTTTTCTAATGTTAGTTTTATAGCTTCTATCTGTACATATAGTTGTGCTACTATGTTTTCTAATCTAAGTATGCGTTGTATCTGTGTGTGTTTCTTTTGTTTCATTTATTTTATTTATCTCTATATATTTTAACTTGCTCTATTAACCAAGGTTTTATCATTTCAACTGATGATAATAATGGACTATTATTTTTAGCTAAAGATTCTAATTGTTTAAAAATAAAATTCATTTCTTTTTTATTTCCTTTTAATTTTGGATGAACAAAAGAACATACCCTGTTTATTGTAAACGCTTGAAATTTTACACCTCCATATTCTTTTTTTAATCTATAAAAGTTATCAAACAAATAATTACTAAAATCTAAATTTTTAACTATTGATTTTCCATCTCTAAATTGTTGATTACAGCCATATCCAAAATATATGTTTAATATATTACCAACAGAAAAAACATTTTTGGTTTCTTCATACTTTTTAAAAACCTGTTTATAAACATTTACATTTCTTGAAAAACTTTTTAAATAATCAAATGATGACCATTTTCTATTAGAGTTATTTAAACTTATAATATATTTTTGATACTCATTTAAGTCAGTTGTATTAACCCAATCAATAATATAAACAGGTATAGTTTCTAAACCTAAATTTTGAGTTGCTAAAGCTCTATGATGTCCCTCAATAATATTTCCTTTTGTGTCTATAATTATAGGCGATAACCATCCAAATTTTTGTAATTTTTTCTTAAATACATCTGAATGATTTTGAACAATATCTCTATTAACTAAAGAATGTTTTAAATCAGATACTGGATAGTAAGCATTAAATTGTCCTCTTTTAATTTTTGTTGTTTTCATTTTGTTTTTGTTTTTATGTTATTATTATAATTCTCCTGTTAAACAATAGTTATCTAAGTCTGCACCATCTATAAAGAACTTGTTGTATAAGTCAAGTGCTTTCTCTACTTTCTGTTCGCCTCTGTAGTAAAACTCCTCAGAGCAGTTAAATATACCTATATCTAATGAGCCTTTGTCTAATACTAAAAAGTAGAAGTCTTTATACTCTTTGTTGAATAGGTTGCAATATAAGTAGCATTGTACGTCATATCCGTACTTGTTAGCACTCCAGCTGAAGTCTTTTATGTTTGTCGTAGTCTTTAGGTCTACTATTCTATTTGTTGCTAATACATCTGCTTTACCTCTAAATGGGAAGTCTAATACATTATCTATAGCTGGTATCTCAAACTCTGCTTTAGTTATTAGTTCTTTTGCGTGTTCGTTTCTGTAGAACGCATCTACAAGCCTATCAGCATCACTACGCTCTTTAGCAGTAAATACTCTTGGGTTTTCAGCTTTAGCCTCTTTAAATTTCTTAGTGTTCTTAGATTGTACGTCTATAAAGGTTTGTGCTGCAAATACCTCTGGCTCTAATATAGCTGTGTGAAATAGCCACCCATCTCTTAATGCTTGACTTTCTCCACTACCATACTGTAAGCTAAACTTATATGTCTTAGGACTTGACAGAAGTTGTTTAAGGCTACTACTACTAAGTGCTAACTTGTTTAGTTCTCCATAGTAAAAGCTATCATCTTCCATACGTTCTAATAGTTCTACTCTGTCGTAGTATTTACCATCAAGTAATTTTATTTTAGATTTCATATTGTTTTAATTCTTCTTTTAGTTTTAGTATCTCTTTGTTCTTATCGTTTCTTACAAGGCTTTCTCTTTTAGTTATTATATCTAACTCAGTAAGTAATGTGTTGTTAAACAAACCAATCTCTGTAATAGCTTTTACACAATTAGTTATGTCTTTATTGTTTGGCTTTTGTTTATGCCACTCCATTAACTTATCTGCTAAAAAAGTAAACCATTGATTGTATGCTTGTTTCTGTAGTAAATTCATCGTGAACTTCCTACCAAGTAACCTAATACTGCACACATAAAGAACGCAAAGAATAAACATAGTTGTAAAACAACTTCTCTTTGTCTTTCTCTTTTTAGCTCTTTAGCCTCAAGTTCTTTTTCTGTATAAACTTCTATTCTGTTTTTTCTTGTTTGGATATGTAATCCTGTCTTTGTCTTTTTCATTTTATTGCATATTAAATATTACACTTCTTATATATTCTGCTCTATCAAGCAATTTAGCTTCTGTTGATTTAGGTAATCGTCTTACAAGCATATTAGCACTAAGCGTGGTTTCTATATCTCTAAGTTCTTTTTTTAAGTCTGTTAGTTGTGTTCTCATTGTTTTGTTATTTTGTTTTAATAATTAATAGCTTCTTCAAGGTTAGTAAAGTAATACTGTTCTAACTCTCCTTTGTTAATTACATCAAGCTGAAATGATGTTCTTTCTTTGTTTGTTCTTAATCGTGTTTTCATAATTGTTTTTGTTTAACACAAATATATAAAATAATTTATGTTATAAACAAATTATAAACATACTTTTTTTACTCTACTTCTTAAAATCGTTTAAATTCATTATTGATGATTGGCTCTCATCTATCAAATAACAAGGCTTTAATACTTTCTTTTTAGTCCATAGTGTCGTGTCTGGGCAATACATATCTTTTACCTTTAAGTCCTTTAGGTTGTTTAACCAAAACATATAATTACCTTTAGGGTCATTGACAAAGTATAATGCTATCTTACCTGTTTCTATTAGCTTATCGTACTTGTAGCACTCTAATAGTTTCTCTTTGTAGTATTTGTTTCTAAACTTAAACTCTATTACTACCTCTGCTCTTTTACCATTTTTTTCTGGTGCAAATCCTATAGCATCATAGTGTTCAAATCCTTCTCCTGTATGTGTTAAGTCCCAGCCATCTAAGTTTAGTAACATTATCACAGCTTTTTCCCACTTGTGTACGTTCTTAATCATATATCTTATCTATGTCTGCTATCCATTGTATCAGACGTTTAGGGTTACAACTGCAAGGCTCGTGGTATTTATGATTGTAGTATTTAGCGTGTAACTCACACAATAACTTATATTGGTCTTGGCTAAGTTTATCTTTTACCTCAACTTTAAATTGTTTCCAGTTATCTCTATCTATTTTTTCCATAAGTCTAAATCTATATCGTTCCACTCTTCTCTTCTTTCATCACACCCACACGAATCTCCCCAAATCTTTTTGACTACCCACCTTATTCCTGTGTACTTTGTTATGTAATATACTATATCTCCTAATCTCATAAATTAAGTTTTTTAATGTTCCACAATTCACTTAAACTTTTTAATGTATTTACAAGTGATATTTCTTTTTTTGCTGGTTTCCATATCTTATCCATATAAATACTATCCACTTGACATTTATTAAGTGGTATATCTTTATTGTCATTATCAAAGTTGTGTGTAACATATAATACAACAACCTTAGATGTATGCCAAGAGTTTGCTATTCTTTCTAAAACTAATCTTTGACCTAATGGTATTTTATTACCTTTACGTTTGACTTCCATCAATATTAAAACTTCATTGTCAAACTCTAAAACTACATCTATGTCAGTAGGATGTATTTTACCACTTTCTATGCCAGTAAAATCTATAGTTTGTTTTACCTGTTTACTATTTCTTATTAAACTCACAGCTGGTCTTTTATGTGTTTTAAAGCGTTTCTATATGTATTATATAAACTATAATAACTTATCTTAGTATCTCTACTTAGCGAGGCTACAGACTTACCAGAAGCAACTAAAGTAAATACTTTACTATCATACCAATACATTTCACTAAGTATATTATCTATGAAGTCTTTACGTTGTGCATATTCTATTTCGTCTATTCCTAATTCATCTATTTGTCTTATTTCTCCTTCTATGTCCTCTAAGTATGTCTTTAACATCCTTGCTTGTTTCTTGTGCGTGTTGAGGTAAATACCTCTTAATACTTTATAGCAGTAATAAGTGTTTATGTCATCATTGTACCAAAGGTCTAAACCTTTTTGTATATCGCATATAAGCTGTATGTACATTTCCTGTACAATATCCTCAGCATAGTTTTTATTAGCACCGAATGATTTGACTATATTAACCCAGTCGCTGTGTTTATCGTATGCAAGTTCTACTAATGATTTCATAATTTTTTAGGTACATAATATTCTAATGGGTCATATATCTCCCCTACTACAAAAGGCAGTCCATATTCATTTATACTAAAGCTAAATGTTTCAAATGAGTAACCTCTTGACCTTTTACACATAACTGTAACCCAGTCTTTATTAGTTGTGTTTAATTCTATCTCTATAACAGTTTCCGCCTTTTTTTCAAGGAAGCTACCTAAATGTCCTGTGCCAAGTTTTTGACTACCATAGTTTTGATGCATAACTAACATTATATGAGTATTATAATGTGTTGATAATTGCATAAGTTTTGCAACCATTTCATTACAACTTAAAAGGTCATTGGCATCAGCGACTAAATCAGCAGCGCCATCTACGAAAACCATTCCTGTTTCTTTTCCGTTTTCTTTATTTTGTTTTAACGTCCATTCTATAAACTCTAATCTTTGTTTGTAGTTTAAAGTTCTTAATGCGTATGTATGATAACACCCATTGTCTTTTATGTTAGCCATATCTAATGTTCTACGAAAGCAACGAGATGCGTGGAAGTGTCCTTGCTCTGTATCAAAGTGCATTAAACATTTGTCTTGTCTATGTCCTCTTATATTACCACCAAAGTTATTACCATCACTTAAATATACAGATGCAAGTAGTGATATAAAAAATGATTTTTTAGATTTTGGGGGAGCTGTGATATAGCTTAAATTTCCGAGTGTGCAGATTGGTATTGGATATGTTTTTTCTCCTTTTTTAGTCTGTATTATCTTTTCTCCGTAACTCAATGCAACAGGGGGGTACTCAATATCTACAGAAGTGTCAATAGTACACTCCTCTTTTATGAGTTCCATTAGCATTTCTTGAGTTGTTTGTTCTTCGGTCATTGTTAGTTTTTGCTTTGTTTTTGTTAAAGGTATAAAAAAAAGGGGTTAAAAAACCCCTCTTTAGTAAATTAAATTAAAATGGTAGGTCAGCTACCTCTTTTTGTTGAGGTGCTTGTTCAACCTCTTGCTCTCTTTGTGCTAACACAATATTATTATCAGTCCATACAACTTTTCCGTTGCCTAAGTACTGACGTTGTTTTTTTGCTTCTCTTTCTTCTTTTGTTTGATTAACATAGATACTTGTATTATTTCCATATCTTGTTTCATCATTTACTGCCATAGTAAGATTTACATAAACCTTACCATTTGCAGCTGATACAAACTTCTCTTTTGGCAATGCTGCCACATCTAAACTAAAATTAATTAATGCACTCATATTTATTTATATTTATAGGGTTTTATATTCTGTTTTAGGTTTCTTAAAGCTCTCGCTTTCATCTTCTCCAAATACTCCAAGTTCATAGAAACCTGTTAATTTTAAGACTGCTCTACTCATAGCTCGTTTCTCTGCCATCTCAGCAACGTACCAGCTATTAGTGTTACCATCTTTATAGTTCTCGCCTTTTAAGGCACTACCAAATGTTTCAATACGTTTACCATCTTTCTCTGCAAGTGCTTTAAATACTGCAAAGTTTGGCTCACACTTAATCACTTCATAGTTTACTTTCATTTGTTCTAAGGCTTGTATCTTGTCAATACCTTGTCTTGTAATGATTGTGTAATGTTGGTGTTTAAAAAAGTCTGTCTTTTCTAAGTTGTACTTGTTGTAAAGTTCTTTTAATTTTTCTTTGTTCATTGTTGTTTGTTTAAATATTCTACTTCTATTATTGCTTCTAAGTATTCTACTCTTTTTTCTAACGCATCTATTCTTGCATTTAAGAAATCTATTGTTTCATTTGAAGCTACTCGTTTTACATCTTCGTAATGTGTCATCTTATATGTCTTTAAAATAAACAAAAGGATTGATATTACCAAATAAAAACTGCAAATTTAAAACACTTGAATATTTTAAGTCTGCTACATAACTTTCGGTTTCTAATGCTTCTACTGTCATACTAACCAATTCTGGCTCTGATATGTTCTTTACTTTAAGAGCATCTTTGTAGTGAGGTTTAAGTCTGTCATACAGACTAATCATTTTGTAATTCATTGTAATTGTTTTATTGTTTAACCCAAATCTACAAATTATTTTTTAATAAACAAAATGTAAACAAAAAAAACCACCAATTAAGGTGGCTCTTTCTATAGCTGGTTAGCTATCTAAACAAAAACAAAGACAATTCATCTTATACAAATATAAGTATTATATCTTATACCTAAAAGTTTTGTTGCTTTTTTATTTCATCTAATTTAGTCCTGTAAGTGTCGTATATTTCTTGCCACTCTGGGTCTGTAAGTTTTAGTACCCCTCTTGACTTTTGTAGTAGCTGATTAGATAGTTTCTTACCTAAAGCTATAGAATATTCATATTGTCTACCATACTCAAATCTATTACACTTTCTACATTGAGCGTGTACATTACGTTCATCATATCTTGTAGCTAAGTGTTGTCTACCTATAAAGTGTCCAGCATCTGTTTGTGTGAAGTGTACCTTTTTACCACAGCTTATACAACCACAATAACCAGTATTATTGTCTGCATCTCTACGTCTTATGTATTCGTGAAAAGGTTTGTCAATCTTATTCTTCCAATACTTTAAAGTCTTTTTTTTTGGCATTGCTTGGAATTTGAATAGATTTCAGATGTCTTATATTTATTTTTAACTATTTTTAGCTATTTATGTATACTTATATATATCTATTTTTATACAAATATATATTTTTATAATAAATGGTGTAAAGTTATATATTTATTTTTAAATAAAAAAATTTATTTTTTGATAACAATATTGTCAGCTATCTTTTCAGCACTTCTACCAATAACATAACCACCTATACCTAACTGTAGTAAGTTCCAGAACTCATTTTCTAATTCTGGTATTTTTAAATCAAACAATGGTGCTAAGAACTTTACATATATAACTATAAAACCAAATGCTAACATTAATATAGGACGCCACGAACGTTGCAACCAATTACCTTTAGCCTCTGCTACAATAATTTCTGTTTGCATCTTTTGTAACTCAAGCTCTTTTTGTTGTATAATTTTAACAAGCTCGTTCTTTGCTCTTTGTCGTTCCTCATCATTGGTAAATATATCGTCTATTACTTTACCTATGTCTTTTATTACATTAACCCCTAAAAATTCTAATATCTTTTTCATTACCACCTTGCTTTAGTCTTTCTTAT